TTTCCTTGATTTGCTTGGGCGTCTAAGAGGGATGACCCCGTATGATGGAAAAGATTCTACAATGCCTAGTAGTGGTCCTCGTTGGTTCGTACTTACTACTAATCCCACTCGTAATTGGGTTTACCGCGAATTAGTACATCCAATACATGACCTAGCATTGGGGCAGATCAACGAGAACCTCCTCTGCGAGACAGACGAAGATGGTAAGATGATGTTCGATGATAACAGGCTCCCTGTTCCTATTATCGAAATCTTCGAAGGTTCGACCTATGAGAACCAAGAGAATCTAGAAGCTGACTTTATTAAGACACTGGAGGCTTCTTATAAAGGGCAGATGCGTTCACGCTTCTTGATGGGAGAATGGGCCAGCTATGAAGGGCTTGTATACCCGGCCTTCAACGAATCAGTCCACGTCATGTCACATCACGCTATCGAGAGCTATCATAAGCAACTGAAGGTGAAAGCACAAGATGTCAACTACCTAGAGGGCTACGATTATGGCCTTGCGGTTCCGTTCTGTTATATACTAGGTTTCTGTGACGATCTTGGTAATGTATTCCTCATGGATGGATCATATCAGAAGGAACAACCACTTGACGCACACATGAATGGCATTCACGAAGACAGTGATTATGACTTCGACGGGATCAAGGACATTCGCAGGAAGTATGACGTAGAGAGCAGCATGATCCTAGCTGACCCTGACATCTTCCGTCGTAAGACTACAGGCAAGAAGCTTGTCGGCAAAGCCATTAGTGATATGATGCAGGAAGAAGGTATCACTTGTACACGAGGTAACAACGACATCGCCAATGGTATAGTGAAGGTCAACCAGTATCTCATACCACAGCGTAACCACCAGAACCCGATTACTGGTGAGTATGGTGCACCTTACTTGTATGTAAGTGATAAACTTGATTGGTGGATCACTGAGATTGGCGATTATTATTGGATGAAGAACCCAATGGGGGAGCAACTAGACAAGCCAGTAGATAAAGACGATCATGCTATGGACACTACGAAGTACATGCTGTCTAATCGTCCTAACATCTCAAAGCTGATGGTGGATACATCTCCCAAGCAAGTTGGTTGGTTCAGGTGGGGTGAGAGGGACTTGCAGGAAGAAAGAAGGGACTTGCGTCATGGCTCATCCAGTTGAACTCATAAAGGCACTCATGCGACTCGATCGAATGGGGTTGTCACTAGATGATTTACTTGGAGCAGGTAAGAAAGGAAAAGAGGTTGGGGGGAAACAACTCGAACTTCTCGATGACCTACCCTACCCTACACCACCTGAACCCTCAATCCCTACTCCAGGATCAGGACCGGTAGGAGGACTAAAACCCTCTAGTACCACAAAGCAAATAGACGCAAGAACAGGAAAACAAACACCTGTAGATTTAGAGGGTGGCCCCGGTCCTCCATTAGTAAGCGAAAGTGGGAACGTTCCTGTTTCTGGAGAGATGGAACCCGGATGGCGTGCTCTAGACGATACATTACCAGCTTGGAAAGAACCTCCTTCTAAAGAATACCTCGAAGGAAAATGGTCGAAACCTAATAAATCTGGCGAAAGATTTGGGTATCCAGGGTTAGAACAGGTTTATAAACAACTAGACAACCACCCAATGACAGCCCTAGAACGAAACTTAGAAGCGGAAACAGTAGCGGAAGAGGCATACCGTCTTTACTTAGCACAAACTAAAAAGTATTACGACGATATAGCTAAGAAGAAGAAGGGAGTAGGTGGCAGCGGCCGAGCCATAAAAGGGCAAGCGGTAAGAAAGGTTAAGCCAATTGCGGAGCAACTAAAAGCTCCCCTTCCCCATGACACTAAACCTCCAAAGGTATTTGGTGAAGGGGAGTTCCCAGGAAAGTCTATCGGAGAAGAGATACAAGACCTTATTGGCATGGGAAAGATAGAGGAGGGAACTAAACTAACTTCAGGAGTCAAACGACAGCAGAGGTTCGATCCGACGAAAAACACACTTAGCCCAGAAGAATTAGAGAAGTCGGGCCAACCTATCACCTATATCGAAGTAGACAATGCCAAAGAAGTAGCACGTATAACGAAGATACTAAATGATTTGTGGGTGGATGTACCAGCCCAAGGTGGTAGCACAAGAGAAGTTCCTCGTATTCAAAGAGAAGTCGCGAGAGGCCTTGTAACAGAATCCGTTGCTGTAAAAAGAATTAATATGGCAAAGAGGGACGCTATGAACTGGCTTGAGAATTTAGAGAAAACTCTTACTATGCCCAAAGGAGTACCAAGAGCGCAGACTGGGACAATTGCAAGTCAACTACGGGCTTCTAGGAAACGGATGGGAACACTCCAGCAAAAAGTAATGGATGGTTGGAGAACGGCCAAGAGAGCAGCCAAAGAAGGTGACGCCTCAAAAGCTATTGACGACTTCGAAGAACTCTTGCTAAAAGAAGTATACGGCCCATCTAATCCCCCGGTATCCAGAGTAGATGAAGCAGCAAAAATACAAAGGTTAAAGGCAGCTAGGGAAAATCGGTAGACAATAAGATTATAAGGACAAAGACATGGCTGACGAACAAATCCCCACAGAAGTAGATGCTAACATTGATACTTCTCTTGGTGACGAAAGACCTACTAAGTCTAGGAAGAAACGTAAGTCTTCTAGTTACCAGGTAATCGGTGACAGTAAGATACCTGTATCTAAATCTACAGGTAAGGTGTGGCAGTCCCGTCTGTCCCAAGCGCGTGTGCATACTAAGGATGTAGAGGAATCCTGGCGAGAAGCTATCCGTTACTTCGAGAACGATCAACTCAAGCATCGCGTATCAGAGGAACATGCGTCTGGTAATACTATAGGCAACAGGAAACTTAACGCGAATATCACAGAGACTGAGAATGTAGTCTTTGCGAATGTCACAACAATGGTCCCAGCACTGTACGCTAGGAACCCCACAGCGGAGTTCACTTCAAATATAGAAAGCAGAAAGGAACTCGCTACTGCCTTAGAAAGGCTCGTTAACGTGCTTGGTGGACGTAAGGCTGCTCCAGGGATTAACCTCAAGCCGAAGGCAAAGCGTTGCGTAGTTACTACATTACTCACTAATCGAAGCTGGATCAAAATTGGCTGGACCCGTAAGCAAGAGAGCAGCGAACAAGCCCTAAACGAGTTAGCTACTCTTGCTGCACAACTGGTGAAGGCAAAGAATACCAAGAAAATTATAGAGATAGAGGGTAAGATTGCTGCACTAGAAGATAGTATTGACATCTTACAGCCCTCTGGCCCATTCGCTAAAGTTAAATCACCATTCGAAATCTTTGTAGACCCAAATGCGAAGGAGATTGACTTATCTGATGCTAATTGGCTTATTGAAGAGGACTTGATACCCACTAACTTCCTCTTAGCGAAATATGCAACGAAGAAGGGTAGCTCCAATGAGTATCATTCCATTTACCAGCCCTCACACATACTGAAGGCCTCATTGAGCGATGAAGACCCAACTAATAACAGCGCAGATAACTTCAGCATCTTTGAAGAGGGTAACACAGCCAAGACGTTTGGCTTCAATGATGATGTCGCCTTTGAGAAGGCTAAGATGACAAAGGTGTACAAGGTGTGGGATAAGGTTACTCGCCGCATGTTAATGTTTAACAGCAAGGATTGGACCTGGCCTATCTGGGTATGGGATGATCCCTTACAGCTGGATACATTCTACCCGTACTATCCTCTTACGTTCTTCGAGAGTCCTAGTGGACCACTTACTAAGGGAGAGGTTTCGTTCTACCTTGATCAGCAAGATGCTATCAATGAGATTACGGACGAGCGTAGACGGTATCGGCGTTGGGGAAGGCGTAACATCTTCTACAACAAGAACATGATAACACAGGAAGAAGCCTCGGCTGTACTTACTGGTGACGATGGAACTGCTAGAGGGCTAGATGTTCCTCCTGAGACAGATTTAACTAAGGTCATCGGCTCTATCCTTCCTCCATCTGTACAGTTTGAGAAGCTATTCGACAAAGAAGACTTCTATCGAGCTATTGACCGTATTTCATCTGTAGGTACTGTCATGCGTGGAGAGCAGTTCAAGACGAACACGAACAAGGCTGCTGTACAGGCCAATGCGTCTGCTGCTAATATGCGGGTTGATGAGAAGTCTGACCAGATAGAAGATTGGATTGGACAGATATACTGGGGTATTGCACAACTTTGTCTTATGAACATGTCTAGAGAAGAAGTCACAGACCTCATTGGCGAAGAGGAAGCAGCTGGTTGGGAGAATATGACCCCACAGGAAATCTTCTCTCTCTCGCAACAAGTCATGGGCGGTTCTACTAAGAAGCCAACAAGTGCTGCTAAGAAAGAAGAGGCACTTGAATTTGGACAAGTTCTTGGTCAGTTTGTTAATGCTGCTCCCGGTCCAGTACTGAAGACGATGCTTCAGGTTATGGAACGTGCGTTTGATGAGGTTACTATGCGTGAAGAAGACTGGATAGAACTTCAGCAAGCAATAGAACAACAGAGTGGAGCAGAACAACCACCACAAGAAGGACAACCTGGTGGACAAAACGACGTAGCAACGGCAAGTCCAGAACAACTACAACAAGTCCTGGCAAAACTACCTCCTGAGATAAAACAACAAGTCAAGAGTGCGATTAGTTCAGGAGTATCACCGCAGCAAGCATTGCAATCTGCAATGCAACAGGCACAGCAAGGTGCCGCTCAGACACAATAAGGGGATGTAATTATGGGAAATGAAAACGAAGAAGTAACAATTGTCTCTACCGACGAAGCTATACTCGACAGTATAGGAGAGAACGATGAACCAACTACGGACGAGGATGCTAAAGCGCCGGAGACAGCTGAAGGAGAAGCACCTACAACCAGTGATCAACAAAGTGCTGAAGGAGGCGATGATAGCCAGCAAAAAGAGGTTGGTGGTCCCCAAGACTTAGTAGATGGTCAAGGTAACTTAGTTGCCCAAGGAGGCAAGGAACGTCGCTTCTACGAAACTGCTCAACGTGAACGTTCTCGCGCTGACAATCTAGAGAAAGAGCTAACTACTATCAAGGCTCAGATGGATGCAGTTAACAACGCTGGAACACTGGGCACACAATATAATCTTACCCCCGAAGAAATAACAACGGGCGCACAAATAATTGCCGCTTACAAAAATAATCCTGTGGAAACCATACAATATATGTTGACACAGGCACAAGCAAGCGGGCATAATATAGATGCACTTACTACGGGCGGTTTGGATATGTCTGCTGTGAAGCAGATGTTGGATACAGCCTTACAGCCTTTAGTAAGTGAACATCAAGAGAGGGCTGACACACAGGCAGCACAAAGTCGCGCAACTAGCGTTTACAATAACTTCATGGCGAAGTATCCCGACAGTGCTGTACACGAAGACACCCTAGCCCGACTTCTGAACGAAGATACTAGTTTATCTCCAGAAGCCGCGTATTTCAAACTCCAGTCTTACTATGCAAGGAACAACCTAGACTGGACGAAATCCCTAGCACAGTTGCAACAAGCAGCAACAGTTGCAGCTACTAGCGCAGAGAATACGCAGCAAGCGTTACCTGAAGGCAGTATAGCAAACGCGAATGTTACAGATAAGCCCCAGGTAGCTGATGTAAATACTTCGACCGACGACATCATACGAGATGCAATGGCCGAAGCTGGAATAAACTAGGAGAATTAGATGGCAAGCACACCCATTGCCACGGTCCTCAATTCAACACTAACTCGTAGCCGCAAGAAGCTTATTCTAGCGTCTATTAAGTCTAATGCTCTTATGGCTTGGGCTTTTGCAAACAACCGTGTCGAATTTGAAGATGGTGGACACGAGATTACTAACCCACTTACGTTGGGCCGTAATCCAAATATCACTTCCTACGAGTACTATGATGAACAGCCTATCGCTCAGACTAATGAGTTCGATACTGTTACTTACAACTGGGCGCGTGTTGGCGGTTCGGTTGTAATCTCGGATCAGGAAGAAGATGAAAATCGGGGCGCAGCTCAGATTTTCAAACTTATGAAAGCCAAGATCGACGTATTGGAAGAGAGTATTAAAGAGAAGTTCTCTGAATATCTCTATGCTTCCGGTGCTGGTACTGACCCACAGGGTCTTGGTCTTCTCATTCCTGATGATCCTACTACAGGAACTGTTGGTAATATCAATCGCGCTAATGAAACTCAGTGGCGTACTTCTGCCTATGACTTCAATGGCAACCTTGATAGCACCAACATCGAAGAGGCCTTTGATGACATCCTCCTTGACTTGACGCTTAAAGGCGACAAGCCAGATGTTATCCTTACTGGTCGTAACCTGTATCGTCATTATCGTACCGCAGTACGTGATAAGGTCGTTATCAACCTGTCGGAGTCTAACTCTGGTAGGAAGATGATGGACTTGGGATTCTCTGGCGTTAAACACCAGAACATTCCCATGATGTATGATGAAGATTGCCCTGTTAATAAAGCATTCTTTATTAACAGTAAGTTCCTTCGTCTGCACATCCTTAAACATGTCAACATGAAAGTCAAAGAGTTGGTAGCCCCTTGGACTATTGACGCTCATGGCCGTAGGGTTGTCTGGCAAGGCCAGTGGTGCATGTGGAAATCCTTCCGCACCCACGCTGTCCTGATTAACTCGTAAGATAGGAGTGTAAGGGGATGAACGAGAATATCAAGCCACGTTACGAAGTGCATAAACTAGATGGAAAGAGGCCTCGTAAGTTTGCTATGCCCAAGACCGACAAAGACGGTAAGTTACTTGGCGGTTTTGTGTATGAAGACAAAGAAGTAGACGCCGGTTGGATGGTTTACTTCCCTAGTGGGGCTTCTGTCCACATTTGGACCAAGGAGGAATTAGAACGGCAAGGCTTTACGAAACAACCGTCTTTGATAAACATGGAGACTGGAGATGATGTCGGGCAAGTGTCCGATACCAGTCTAAAATCAAAGTCGGAACAAGTTTCTAACCGTTCCAGGTCTTCCAAGGTGGCTCAAACTTAACGGAGAAAGAAAATGAGTAAAGTTGTCGCTGACAACTATCCACGGAGCTTTAGCCAGTACGTTCCTAACATGGAATTTGCTGCTGATGTCATCGGGGATGAGCATATCTGCTACTTGGGTAGCCCTGCTGCTCTTGACGCAGATGGTATTTGGGATGGTGTTACTGCTGATGCTAGTGAGAATACCTACACAAGTGCCGATTACAAATCTACCTTCGATGGTAGTTCAACCTCACTAACCTCAACGGCTGGCATGATCGACGCCACTTATGGCCGTTGTCTCACCGCAACTGGCTCTGCTGGTTCTAACCATGTCTGCACAATTCATGGCCGTGACTATCTCGGAACAGTCATGCAAGAAGCGTTAACTCTCTCAGGTACAACTGTCATCTATGGCAACAAAGCGTTCAAGTATGTTGACAAGATGGTGATTGCAGCTGGTGCTGGTGGTGATACCTGTGACATTGGTTGGTATGACAGGCTTGGTCTTCAGTACAAGGCAGAAAAAGTCCTTGGTTACACCGAAGACGATGTGTCTTTGCCACATGATCCTGTAGAAGCCTTTATAGAAGTAGATGCAGTTCGTTATGCTTCTGGTGCTGATGTCGTTATAGCTGCTCCGGTTTCTGGACAGATTACTGGAGTCAACTCAGTTATAACAACTGCTACTACTGGTGTTCAGACTTCTACCGTAGTAGTTGGTACTACCGACGTTGCTGGCTTATCGTTAGTCATTGCTTCCAGTGGAACGGTTACTGATCTGGATAGTGATACAGCCACCACGGATGATGACCAGACTACAAGTACTGTTGCTAAATTCGGTGCTATGGGCATTAGTGGTGATGGAACACCTTCTGGTGGTGCAGCTAATTACACGGTTACGATTGAGCCAATTTGCTTCGTAGCTGGTGATGATACTGCAACTCAGACGGCCACGACTGAAGACACTCGTGGAACTATCAGAACAACGAATGCCTGTGATGGCTCAGTATCCTACGAAGTACGTTACAAGTGCGATACTGCTGATCTTCACGGTATCGAACAGTATAACGGCTAAGTAGGTTAGGCTGGGGGAGTCCTTGTCCTCCCCTTCAACTCCCCCAGCCACTACCTTTTGTGAGGTAATAGATGAGTGCAATAAATCTGGGACCGGCATTACAACGTGCTGGCCTTCCCTACGGTCTAGGAAAGCTTTTCGCAGGTGCGGCCCCACAATCTGCGGGCACAAAACCACCATATCCAACTGTTACAAACCCTCTTAATGCAACCATCTACGGCATTGATCCATCAGGAGATCCAATTCTTCCTTGGGATTATGCGCCTTATGATGCAACTTCACCAGCCCCTGCTCCCACATTACCAATGACACGGGAACAATTTGATTCGACTCCGAATCCAGACGTCTCGCCCCAGGCTATTCTTTCTTCTCCTTCTCTTCCTCCTCCCGTTGCTAGTCCTGTTCAAGGACCAAGTACTGCAAACATGGGGCAACCTAGGCAGTCTAGTCCTTTATTCAATACTATCGCGTCTAGGATGAAAGGCCCAATTACAAGTACTGTAGGAGGAATTTCTACAGAAAGATCGGCGCTAGGAAAACCGTTCTAATGGCAACGCTTTCGCAACTTGTAGCAAGGACAGCTGACAGGCTATCTATGGTAGCTGGTACAGGTGTACAAGTCTATGCAGAGGATCGTATCGCAGAGATGATACAACACAAGTTCGATGTCTTGTTTGATGAGGTCTTTTGGCCTCAGTTTTGCACTTGGTATACATGGACGTTAGATGAGACACTCGGAGTTGTTACTGCTGACTTGACTGACATACTTAAACGATATGAAGACATTCAGGTTATATTCCCTGAGAACTCTAATATGGCATTGACTAAGTTGTCTAACTTAACAACTAACCCATATGAGTTGACTGGAACTACCCCAGTTAACTATGAAGCATTAGGGCCAACAGTTAGTAATAAGACTACGAAAGTGTTTCGTATCTGGCCTCTTGCCTCTACTGGTAATGTAGTAGTTAGACTTAGGACCAAGCCAGATACGTTCACAAGTGAAGACGAAATTGACTTTGATGATCAGTCATTAATACTTGGTAGCGTCTTTGACTATCTAGAGGATGATGGAACAAACCCCAATGCAACACAAAAGTTCCAATTGCTATTTGAGGCTAGGATCAAGCAGTTGAAGAACAACTTCAACTCCGCACCAATTAGTCTTGATACTGCAACATCCATTCCCCAAACATTTAGCTTCGTGGAGTTATCATAATGGCACATCCAAGACAGTTGATTGAAGCACTTATGAAAAGATTACTAGATGCTAAAAAAGCCAACAAGGGTAAGCCAGCGCCGGATTTTTACCCGTATGGAACCTTTGTTGATGATCCCAAAGGCGTAGCTGTTAGAAAAGCTAGACAAAAAGTAAGAGAAGCACAGCCAAGTGATCCGTTAGCTGAACCTATCGACATGGATGATTTTTATAATACTAAATTGAACCGTGATCCAGATAATCCCATGAACATACCATGGCGAGAAGCTGGTGAAATTCCAGACGGTCCAGAGTTCTATCGAAGAACAAGACCTCGTGATCCTTCACGACTTCCTGATTCAGCTGATGCAAGACCAGGATATAGAAGTGATGGAACACCTTCTGGTGGTTATGAAATAGACTATCCACACGACGGCTTCGGCGCACGGTACTTTCCAGAGGATCCATTAAATCGACAAGCTGTTAGAGAAGCTAGACAACGAGCAAGAGAAGTACAAGGTCGTGATAGATTAGAACAGCCAGTCGGTGATACAATCGTACCTGGAGAGATGATGGAGAGTAGCGTTCGAGAGCCAGTACGTGACCCTTCACGACTTCCTGATTTGGCTCCAGAGGATCCATTAAAACGACCAGTTGAAAGTGGATTATCTAGGTATTTGCCAGAAGAAAACATCCATGAGCCTATGATGCCAAGAACACGAGATGGTAGCGTTCGTTCACGCGATCCTTCACGACTTCCTGATTCAGAATCTAATTGGGATCGCCACCTACGTATCGCAGACGAAGAGAAAACCAAGCGCATGAGAAAAGGAACACATAGAGGCACAAAGGCTGATAACCTTCGAGTTATGGAAGATGACTTCATATCCGCTCAAAAAGAGTTTGAACGTTTAGCTGGTCGTCCTCCCTCTGGAGAAGAAATGAAAGACATTGGCACATTAGAAAAATTAGTAGATTTACTTAAAGATGCTTCAGGAAGTGGAAAAAAAGTTTCTCGTCCTACCCTTGCAGATGACATAGATGATATACCTTTCTAATGGCTGATACATTCTTATTCCCCCAAGACCCAAGAGGTCGTAGTGCCCAAGTCAGCAGAAACCGCAACTTGCTGGACGCTACCATCAGAGATTTCTCTGGTGGGTGGAATGTCGTTGACAATGACCTGAACCTTGATACCAAGTTCTCCAAAGTACTAGAGAACATGCAGCGTGGCGTAGATGGCTCCAATGCCGTACGCCCTGGCACAAGACTGTTTGCTGAAACAAGCGCGTATCTAGATGAGGTCGTAAACATCGAGTACTATAGTGGCTTCCTTGTCGCTGTTGGTAAGAATGGTCATGTAGTTAAGATAGACAGTAATGGAATTGTCTCTGAAATTTGGAATGACGAATTTGGTGAAGTCCTGCCAGGAGCACCTGGCGGTTGGGATGTTACAGTCTTTGCATCCTTCGCACAGTTCAATGGTGATCTAATCATCTGCAATGGAGTGAACAAGCCACTTATTGTGGACAATAATATGATTTGCTCATATTTACAAGATTTGGCAGATTTAACCAATGCAAATACTCCTATTGCTAGGTTTGTCGTTGCTCATGGTCGCTATCTTGTCATGGCGGGTTCATTACTTGCTGGTGAGGAAGACAGACTATTTATCTCCGCTACTGACGTTAGCGGTACTTGGGTTGGGGATAGTGGCCCTAATGACGCAGTAAACATTGATCTAGGTTCTCGTGTCCCTAGTGGCTCGAATGTCGTCAAAGGCCTTGGCCGCTTCCGTGATAAGCTAATGGTCATGTTTGAGAACTCGATATTGCCCGGAACACTAGGGAGCTTTGTAGATGATGTTCATATTCCAACTTTCTCTGATGCAATTGAAAACGTTGGCGCTGTATCCCATAGAGCTATTCAAACGATCAGTGAGGATATGCTCTTCGGTGACGGAGCCGGAGTCTCCAATGTCAAACGTGCTTTAATTACTGGAACTGTGACTGGAGAACGTATCTCTCAGCTTGTCTCTCCTGAATACATCGCCGCTGTTAACACTGTAGGAAAAGAAAGCATTGTCGCATTGGAGGACAGAGTTTGGTCAATATGGGATAGCCAAAACGACAATTTTATGATCTTCGTTCCTAACTCGCATATTGCGGCTAATGCTACAGAGTCCCGATGCTTCGTCCTCAAGAAGAATAAGCCACTCAAGATTGAATCATGGCATGATTGGCGTGGCTGGAATTTCCGCTCTGGCTGTCAATCTGCATTGAAGCGTATCTTCTTAACAGAAGGATCACAGGTCTACATCCTTGGGGCAGGATATGACAACGCTATATATAAAGACTACGAAGGTGA